AAGATTGCCGGCTTCCACTTGTCGGAGCTCTATTCGCCGTGGCGGGCCTGGGGCGAACTGGCCGAAGAGTGGCTGAAGTGCCAAGGGAACCCCGAGATGCTGCGGGCGTTCATTAATACTTCGCTTGCCGAACTGTGGGACGATGCCGGCGCCGTGGGCGTCACTGAGGCCGACTTGATGGCGCGGCGGGAGTCCTACGGACCGACCTTGCCGGAGCGCGCGGCCGTGCTGACGGCGGGTGTCGATATCCAGGCCGACCGGGCGGAAGTGAGCGTCTACGCGTGGGGCGCGGGCGAGGAATCCTGGCTCATGGTTCATCGGGTGATACCGGGCGATCCGACCGGGCCGGCGTTGTGGGCCGCGCTCGATTCGTTCCTGATGGAACGCTGGCAGCATCCGCTTGTCGGGCCGATGCCGATTCATGCAGTTTGCATCGATTCCGGCTTTCTGGCCGGGCAGGTTACCCGATTCTGCGATGAGCGCCGCGGCCGGCGAGTTTGGGCCGTCAAGGGGCGCAGCGGGGCCGGGCCGGTATGGCCGCGGAAGGAAAGCAAGGCGCCGAAGGGGCGCGTGTTTGTTCTCCACCACGACAGTTTGAAAACGACCATCCAACGCCGGCTGAGTATCACCGAAGGGCCGGGCCAGATTCACCTCCCCGTCACAGTGGATTGGAAGTTCTTCGAGCAACTCAACAGCGAGTTTTTGCGGACGGAATATCGGCGCGGCCGGCCTGAGCGGTCCTGGGAACGGCGCAAGGGCAGGGCCGCGGAAGCCTGGGATGCGGCCGTGTACGCTTACGCGGCGGTCTTCGGGCTGCAAGCGCAGGGTATCCACGTCGATGTGGAAGCGGCGAAGTTGGAGGCCCTACGACAGACGGGAGCGGCGCAAGGGCCGGGCTACCAGGTGTACAGATCGAAGTTTCTTTCGTGAAATAGGCAAACGCCCATTGACACTCTAGGCATTTGCCTATAACATGAACTTAGCCCGAAGCTCAAAACGAACATGGAGACCGACAAAGCAGGAAAGCCGAGTTAGCGCGATGCTCTACGAAATGAAGTTTGAGATTGATGAACCCCAATTCACTCAACGAGAGGTGCTGGGAGTAATTGACCTTCCTTCCACGACCTTGAACACGTGGATCAAGCGCAACCAACTGGACCCCTTTACGTTTGAGCGGGACTTCCTGACTCCTGACGAGCGGATCGAAGCCTACACTCAAGGCCGAGAAGCGAGTGTGAAGGTCAGGGTCTACAAAGTATTTCAGCATGATCCCGCAGTCCGGCGAACTCGACTGTATTCCGTGCTGGACACGCTTTGCCTTGCCGGGATGAAGGCATTACTAGAAGCAAACCCCGAAATTCGGTTCGCATATCAGTTCCCCGAATTACTCTGCGATCAGTGGACGGATCAGCAACTACTGAACATGGGGCGCCACTCACTTTCAGAAGAGCCGATCATCCTCTACATTGACGAAGGCCGGCTGATGAGCCTTCTGCCTCCCACGCCTTATCGTCAGATGTTCGGCAAGGAAGGTGATTCCAACATCGGGGATAAGAACGTGGAGACGATTGCGGGAGCGCACCCGCATCGGCTTGAAATCCGCGACTTGACCAGGGCGATGCGTGATGCCAAGTTGACTACCGTGACCGTGATCGACTGGCCGACCGTCGAGGATAAGGTGATAGACGGGCTGAAGCGGATCATTGACGTTCGAGGACATCGGAGTTGGGGCGCGGATAGGGATTGAACAGAAGGAAATTCGGCAGCAAGACAGCCGCCTATGGCACCGGGCGGCATAGAAATTCGGAACCGGGATTGAGGCGAATTATGCTCTACCAGGGACAGGAACTCATTACGATCCTGCAACAGCAATCCGAAGCCGTGAAGCTGTTCGACCGCGGCTATCACTGCATGGGAACGGTCAAGCCGGGCGTGGCCGTTGGCCTGGTAAGCGAGTTTCCAATCGGCATCGGGAATCGAAATAAGATCCGCGAATTGAGAACCGCCATTGTGACCGCCTGGACCGGGGGAAGCAAGACAATTCGGCGCCGTCCGATCTTGAACGCGGCCGGCGAAAAGGTGACCGGGCTTCAGGTCACTGAGCATCGACCGCTGGTGTACGGCAGGTAACCCATGAGCATCATCAGCAACATCACCCGCTGGCTGAGCGGGGCGCCGGAGGTGCGTTCGCTCGCCTGGCACGCGGCCGGGGGCGGCACCCGTCTTTCCAATTGGGGTGCGCAGCCGGCGAATTTTGCGAATCCTGCAACGCCTCCGATTTTGCGAGACCGCGCTCGTGACAGCTTCAGAAACAACCCCGTCTGCCGCCGCGCAATCGATGCGCTCGTGGTGAATGCGGTAGGGGCCGGCGTCAAACCGCAACCCCAAAACCGGGCTGCTCTGGAAGTCTGGAATCGATGGACGGATGAAGCCGACTTCAGCGGCCAGCGGGACTTCTACGGATTCCAGCAAGATGCGTTGCGCGCCATGCTTATCGACGGGGAAGCCATCATCCGTTTTGTGGTTGACCCGTCTAAGCGCGTTCCGTTGCAGCTTCAGCTCCTTGGTGGTGAATTTTTGGATGGCAGCCGCGTGGATCGCTTGACGCGGGACGGTATCGAATTCGATTCAGCGGGCAGGCGAATAGCCTACTGGCTTTACGAAAAGCATCCTGCCGACTTTCCGACGTCCCAATCGATCCGCGTTCCTTCTGACCAGGTGGTGCATCTGTTCGCTGCCACTTCACCAGGACAACAGAGGGGTATCACACGCCTGGCTCCTGCCCTGATCCCGCTGAAGGAATTGCAGGAGTATCTTGAGGCCGCGCTGGTCCGGCAGAAGGTGGCGTCGTTGTTTTGTGGATACGTCCAAACCGGCGATGGCTCCAATCCGTTGAACTCAACGAACGGCGTGCCGAGTCTGGAGCCGGGCAGCATGGTCAGACTACAGCCGGGCGAAATTGTTGAGTTTTCATCGCCGCCTGAAGTGGGCATCAGCTTCGATCCGTTCGTGAGACAGCAGCTTCGCGCAATCGCTGGGGCGTTGAATCTTCCCTATGAAATCCTCACTGGCGACATGAGCCAAATCACCTTTGCCAGCGGGCGCCACGGCCTACTGGAATTCCGCCGGCAACTCGAAAGTCTTCAGCATCACATCCTTGTATTTCAACTCTGCCGTCCAGTCTGGAACGCATGGGTGAACCTCGCCTTGGCAGCCGGCGCGTTGCCTCTCTCATCCGACGACTATGCCGATGTCAGGTGGGTCGCTCCACTACCCGAAATGCTTGACCCCAAGGGCGAAGTGGCCGCAATCATTCAACGCATCAGAGCCGGCCTAATGAGCAGATCTGAGGCCGTCAGTCTGACGGGTTTGGACATTGAGCAGGTGGACGCCGAAATCGCCGCCGACAATGCGCGGGCCGATGCGCTGGGCCTGGTGCTGGATTCGGACCCGCGAAAAGTGACGGTTCAAGGGCAGGCACAAGCCGATGGAACAGGGACTCAAGGAGCGGCTTGAGGCCATTGTGGGGCGGGAGATTGAGCTCTTCTGGGAGCACGAACTCCTGGCCATGCAATCAGGCGTCGACAAACGAGAGGCGCATCGGCTGATTGAACAGCACACGCGCGTCGTCTCGATTGCAGGCGTGCTGAGTGGCAGGGAGAAACCGACTGGTTCACTTTGTTTCTTCATCAGCGAGTCCCGCGGCGGGCTGCTGGTTCAACTTCTGGAGAGTTTGAAATCATGAGCGAAATTCTCACCAGGGCGGCGGCATTCTCGCCAGCGTCCTATAACGCCTCCACCTTCTCGCTGGAGGCCATCATCAGCACCGGCGCGGATGTGACGCGGCGTGACTATCAGGGCGAGTTCCTGGAGCGTCTGCCGACGCAAGCCGCCAATTGGACGATGGCCCGCACGCCGGTTCCCGTCCTGCGGGATCACGAGCGCACCACCGGCGCACTGGTCGGCATTGCGTCGAATCTACGGAGCGAGGGCAACGCCGTCTTGATGAGCATGACGCTATCGGGAAGAGACGACCTGGCCGGATTCCGTTCCGACGTGCAAGCGGGCATCCTTTCCGGCGTGAGCATCGGCTACGGCGTGCCGAAGTGGATCGAAACCACCGAAGCCGGGCGCCGGGTCAAGACAGCCGAATCCGTCGTCTTGCACGAAATCAGTTTCACGCCGACGCCTGCCGATGCGGGGGCCGGAATCAGATCGATAGGAGTTCCAATGGACCAACACGAACAGATTCGTTCTATCGCAACGGCCGTGGGTGTAGCCGACAGCTTCGCCGACGACCTCATTGCGCGAAACGTCAACGTCCAAGATGCGAGGGCCGCGCTCATCCGCGAGGCCGCCCGCCTCACGCCGCCGATCGACAGCCGACAGCCGGCCACCGTGACGCGCGAGACCTCACCCGAGGACATCACCCGCGCCGCGGGCGAGGCCCTGTTTGCGAGGATCAATCCGAGTCACCGGCTGAGCGACCAGGCGCGGCCGTTCGCTGGCAGGCGCCCCGTTGACCTGTACCGCGCCGAACTGGGCCGCCGCGGGCACAACACGCTGGGCTCCGATACCGAGGTGCTGACCCGTGCCTTACATACCATCAGCGACTTCAGCAGCGGAATTTTCTCCGAATTATTCAATAAATCGCTGCTGCAATTCAACCAGACGCCGCCGGCAATCACACAAATCTTCAAGCGGGCAACCGTGAGCGACTTCCGCGAGCGCCACCTGTTTGAGATCAGTGACGGGCCGGGCCTGCTGAAGGTGAATGAAACCGGCGAGGTGAAGGGCGGCACGATTGCCGACAAGAAGCTGTCTTCCTACAAGATCGACAGCTATGCGCGCCTGTTTGGCTTGTCGTTTCAAGCCCAAGTCAACGACGATATGGGCGCGCTGGCCGACCTCACCGGCAAGATGGGCCGCGGGGCTCGCCAGTGGTTCGCCAGCTTCTTGATTGACACACTGATTGCGAATCCCAAGCTGGCCGACAACAAAGCCGTCTTCCATGCGGACCATGCGAACCTGGCCGCCAGTGGCGCGGCGCCTTCCGAGCAGACCATTGCAGCGGCGAAGCTCGCCATGCGGTTGCAGGTGGACGCCTCCGGCAACCCCGTCGATGCCGCGCCGAAGTTCATCGTGATTCCGGCCGCGCTGGAAGTTGCAGTGGACAAGTTGCTAGCAGCGCTCTATCCCACGCAACCTTCTGATGCAGTGGTGAGTGCGCGTTCTCTCACTCCCATCGTTGAGCCTCGGCTTGACGCCAAGGGGCAGACTTCGCCCTGGTATCTCTTCGCTGAGCCGGGCGTGGCGCCCGTCTTCGAGTACTCTGAGCTCTCCGGCTACGAAGGCCCGCAGGTGGAAGTGAAGCAGGGCTGGGAGAATCTGGGCCTGGAGATCCGCGTGGTGTGGCATGTTGGCGCCGGAGCCATCGACAGCCGCGGCGCGTACAAGAATCCGGGGAACTGAGCCATGCGCATCAGATTGTTTGTGACCCTGGCCGCCATCGGGCTTGCCCTGATGCTCGCGGCGCAAACGACAGACCGATTCTCAGCAACCAGTTTCGACATGAACCCGGTTCTGCTTCCGAGCACCACCACCAACGTGTTCACGACGACGGTGTTCGTCGATGAGATCACGTTGAGCAACAGCTCATCGTCGGCCGTCACTGTGACCGTTTCCGACCGGCAATCCTCGCCCATGCCCTTGCTGCCTGCCGTATCGGTACCGGCAAATAGCGTCGTGGTGGCGGCACTCAAGAGCCGGAAGTTCCCGAACGGACTCTCCTGGTCCGCATCGACGCCGGGCGTCGTGGTGGGCTACGTGGCCGGAAGGCGGTAACCATGGCAAAGACATACGAACAGTTGCAGGCGATCCGGGACAAAATCCTCGATCAACTGGACAGTCCTGAATCAGTCACAGCACCGGACGGGGCCGGCGTGCGGTTCCGTAGTCAAGCGGATCTTCGCGCCGCCCTGGCCGACATCGACCGGGAGATCAACGCCGTCACCGGCGCGACTCCTGGCAGAGTTTTCACGATTCAAACATCAAGGGGAATCTCATGAAGAACTTCGTTCAAGAGGGCGATACCCTCACTGTTACCGCGCCTGCCACCACGACCAGCGGGTCTCTGGTGGTAGTGGGCTCAATTGTCGGAGTGGCCGCGTTCGACGCTGCCAGCGGCGCCGAAGTGGAAGTGCAGGTGGAGGGCGTCTTCACCTTGCCGAAGGTCACGACCGACGTTGTGACGCAGGGCGCGAAGCTTTACTGGGACAGCGTTGCGGGCAAGCTGACGGCAACGGCCGGCACTGGCAGCAAACCCTTGGTGGGTCTGGCAACCGCCGCGGCCGGCAACGGCGCCACCACCGTCAACGTGCGGCTGATGCCGACCGGGGGAACCGGGCCGGCGTAACGAGTTCAGGCGCATCAGGCACGGGACATGACTGTTGCGTCTGTTGGGCCGGGCTCGTGGCATCGGCGGGCCGCCTCCGCGCTGTTTAACCTCCTTTCAAGCGTCACGGCGGCATTTTTCTCATAAATCACCATGCGGAAAGACAAATTGACTCGAATTCGGAAACAGCGACCGCCTTTGGACAGCCGTCCCTATCGTTTTGCCGATGAAGTGGCCGCCATGATCGGGTGCAGCGAAGCGACCGTCAACCGCTACAGCAACGGCGAAGTGCCGGGCGTGCCGCGCCTACCCTACTTGCCGCGTGGAAGGCGGGCGCGGGTGTGGATGTGCAGCACCATTGAGAAGTGGGTTGACGAAGTACAGGCGTTGTCCGCGAAGCCGCA